ATTCATGGTGAATTACTACGTTGTCGGTAGAAAGATTCCCATGAAAGACCAAGACGGGAATGTCGTTTACAAGGAGTTTACCGCTAAAGACAAAGACAAGTTGATAATGAATGTCAAGATTGAAGTCGGTGCATCGAGTTTTTGGAGCGAAGAATCCAATATCGAGAACCTAACCAATCTTTTAAGGGACGGACACATTACATTTATCCAGTTCCTTGAACGGTTACCGAACGGACGGATTGATAAGAAACAGCAACTCATAGACGAGCAGAAAGCAATCGCTATGAACGCACAAGACCCGAACAATCCCGTACCAACCGAACCCGATAACAGCCAATTTGAAGCAGAGGCACAGTTTTTCGACAGCCTACCGTTTGAAATAAGGCAACAGCTACAAGCACTTCCACCTGAACAGATGGAGGCAGAAATCCAAAGGATGATGACAGGAGCACCAATTCAATAGGAGGTGTTCCTTGTATCTCGACCTAAGCAAGTCGTTAAAAGGCTAATTTTTATTGCCCCAACCATAGGGCAGAAAGGAACTACCAATGTTTAGTAACAAATTCATGCCATTATTCGATACTGACGAAGCGTTTGGAAATACTGACCAAGCTACTGACCAAGCTACTGACCAAGCTACTGACCAAGATACCATGCAAGCCGAGTCAACCGAAGATGGCAACGCCCAACCACAGGCGAAAGAACTACCAAAGCTGAAAATCAACTACTTAGGAGAGGAAAAGGAAATCGACCTTGAAGAAGCAAAGACCCTTGCTCAAAAAGGTATGAACTATGAACCTCTCCAAGAAAAATGGGAGGCTTCCAAAAAGGCACTTTCCAAGGTTGAGGAAATCGCACGAAAAGCGGGGTTCGTAAACGCTGACGGACACGGCGACATTGAAGCCTATTATGAAGCAGCGAATGAACAACTGAAACAGCGTGAAATCGAAGAACTCACACAGGGAATGCAACTTCCGCAAGAACTTGCCGAAGAATTGTATCTTTCACGAAAAGAGAGAGCAGAGCGGCAAGCGGAAAAGGAAAGACAAGCCATAGAGCAGAAGCAACAGGCACAGTACAAGGAACTCCTTGACTTCTATAAGGAAGTACACGGCAAAGACTTTGATGCAACAACCACATTGCCGAAAGAAGTCTGGCAGGCCGTGGATAAAGGAATCCCTCCGAAGTACGCCTATGCCGAATATCTGTCAAGGCAAGCCATTAAAGAACAGGCAATCGAGCAAGCCAACACAGAGAACGGGCAAGCCTCTCCCGGCGGAGTGAGTGGCAAAGCGAAAGCTCCCGAACGAGAGTTTTTCACAAGTGATGAACTCGACAAATTAACACCCAAACAATTAGACGACCCTAACATCTTTGAGAAGGCCATGCGGTCACTATCAAGATTGGGGGGATAACAGAAAGGATGATAATTCATGGCATATGAAAATTTCAAACCGACCATATGGTCTAAGTACATTCAGCACGAATTGGAAAAGAAAGCGGTTCTGCTCGACCATTGTTGGAGACAGTTCCAGGGCGAGGTTCAGCACGCTAAGAACGTAAAAATTCTTGGTGTAGGTAAACCCTCTATCGGTAACTACACTGGTGCGTCTATCGGCACTCCCGAAACCATTGCGGATTCTTCCGTTATTATGCCTATCGACCAAGCAAAGTATTTCAACTTCATGGTTGACGATGTGGACGAAGCACAATCCACTCCCGGCCTGATGGAGGCGTTGATGAAAGAGGCTACCCTTGCTATGGCACTTGAGGTTGACTCTTACATAGCTTCTCTTGCTCTTAACGCAGGGACGATTTCACAAGAAATGCAAATCAATTCTGCTGATACCGCTATTGCGGCGATTGATGCCGGACTGTTGGCACTCCGTGAGAACGATGTTCAGATTGGCGACAATGTCGTAATCGAACTTCCCCCGTTCGTTTACAAGTATCTAAAGGACAAGTACATTGCCCTTGATACCAACAACAGCGAGATGATTAAGAAGGGCATTGTCGGAATGTACGACAACTGCAAGGTTCGCATTTCCAACAACCTTTATACAAGCGGAACCAGCTACTACGGCATGATTCGTACCGAAAAGGCAATTGCTTTCGCTTCGCAGATTCAGGATGTAGAGGCTTACCGTCCCGAGAGCCTGTTCTCCGATGCGGTCAAGGGACTTAACGTGTTCGGTGCGAAGGTTGTCAGACCGAAGGAACTGTACGGCTTGAGAGTGAAGAAATAGAGGGGGCTTACCCCTCTTATCTTTTGTAACTGAAAGGAGATTAAATAATGGCTGCAACTGCAATTACCAATACTGTCCTTAAAAGGAACGAGGCAAAGGCTATGCCTACCGCAGCGACGGTGGCAAAGACCGATGGTGCCTTAGTTACCTTTAACAAGGACGACCAGAAGATTCTTCTTCTGTTGAAAAACAATGTTACCAATGCAACGCATACCGCTGTCATCAAGGCCGGCAACGGCTTACAGGGTGTTACTGATTTACAGGTTACACTTAACGGGTCTGCTGAGGCTTGTGTTGTTGTGGAATCGGGCAGATTCATGGATGTGTCCGGTGGCAACAAAGGCAAAGTCAATATTGTGTCCAAAGACACGACCACAGGCACACAGATTGAGGTCAGGGCAATCGTACTGCCGTAGAAATTAAGGGGAGTTTATACTCCCCTTTTTCGTCATGTCAAGAGCGAAAAGTCGGTGCAACTCCGATAGGCATGAAAGGAGAAAGGATATGAAAATTCTACTGGCGATACCGTCTGCAAGGTACATAGAAACCGAGTGCGTTACTTCTTTGTTTGAGATGGAAAAGACAGGCGATATTGAACTGTTTATTCCTAAAAGCTATTCCGTGGATGTGGGACGTAACATTATAGCGAAGTATGCGCAAGAGAATGGCTTTGACTACATTATGTGGGTGGATTCCGATATGATTCTGCCGAAGAATACGCTTGTGCGGTTACTGTCACACGATAAGGACATTGTGGCAGGGGTGTACTCTTACAAGGTTTTAGGCAACAAGGAGGTTGTTGCAAAGCGATTCCAAGATGAAACAAGAGAAGAATACGACAATCTGACAATCAAAGAAATCAAAGAATCAAGCGGTTTGATAGAAGTTGACGGGTTTGGGTTTGGTTGTGTTTTAACGAAAGTTTCTGTATTCAAAGAGATACCCTATCCGTGGTTTATTTACACGCAGGAGATGGGCGAGGACATTTTCTTCTGCCGAAAGGCACAGAACGAAGAATACAAATTGTGGCTTGATACCGATGTGATCTGCGGACATATCGGACAGATAAACTATGACATAAAGAAGGGGTGAGATTATGGCAACTGGACGAGAGATTTACGAACGGGCAATCGCATTAGTCGATGAAATCAACCAAGAGACAGGGGCGGTGGATGCCGATACCACAGGCGATTATTTAGCAAGAGCACCATATCTGATGACCATTCTGCAAACAGAACTCATGCCGTACTCACGAACACGGAAGAAACACGAAATTATTTGCACAGGCGGTAGTTACGGTTGGACGAAAGCCGACTTGCCAACCGATGTTCTCTCTATTGAAGATGTGGTGGCAGAATCAGACTATCTGTACTACAAAGACCCCGTATGGAAAGCAGAACAGGACGGGAATACCCTTGACTTCTATTACGATTCTTCCTTTGTCGGCAAGTTACGCATTATCTATCTGCCTGTTCCGGCTCCTGTTACGAATTTGGATGTGGAACTGACGATAGACGATATGACAGCTAACCTTATGGCTTACGGATTGGCAGAAGCCTTTATCAATGTAGAGCAGAACGACTTTTTACAAAGGATATTCAAGCAGAAATATGACGAGCAGAAATCCGTTGCGTTAGCAAACAAACCCGTCGGGATGGTGAAGATTGTCGATGTTTACGGGGGTGTATGAGTATGGCAAAAAATCTGAATCTCGACATCAAGAAGTTTTTAGGCTTGTGGTATGACGATGCCGGAGATACGAATATCCCTGTCGGTGCGTTTTCACAGCTACAAAACTTTCAGATGTTGCCAAGTTACAAGCTACGCAAGCGGAGTGGGTACACTTCACTACTTGCCAATCCATTTTGGGTGACAAACGAAATAAAAATCACCATTCCGGCAGGACGGATGCCCGGAGATGCGGACGGAGACGGGAAGTTCACACAAGCTGATTTGACTTTAATCGGTACTGCTTTCGGTGGGCGAACAGATGCAGAATCAACCATAGACGAATTGGCTTGTGATATAAACGGCGACACCTATATCAATGGGACAGACACATTCCTGATTTCCAATCTCATATCTGACCCATATGCTACTGGGTCCACTACTTCCCGTGACCTACTCGGAGTATGGGGGACAAAGTACGATTTGGGAGTGACCACAACCGACTGGACATATTACACGGATATTATCGTTGATGGCATTGTCGAAGGTAACGATGTAGCAATCGAGGTGGACGGAACAGACAATATAGGATTGTATGCCACGGCAAAGCGATACAATGGCTTTGTCCGTGTCTTTTCCAAACTGTTGCCGATAGCAGATGTAACAGCGACCATTACGACGATAGAGTTTAGTCAAGACATATTGACTTCACCTATCCCAATTAGGGGGCAATGGTACGGAAAACTAAACAGCAAGGACTTCCACATTGTCGTTACAGGTGGCAAGGCTTATGTCATTGACTCAAAAGACAGAATTGAAATCGGAAGTCTGACCGATGCCGAAACCAATATGTTCCAATTCGGGGATGCTATTTATTTTCAAAACGGAACAGACTACAAGAAATTTACAGGCGTTGAATTAGTTGACGAAAGCGAAGTCAATTTCAACAGTACCGATTACAGCGGGGCATACCCCAAAATATTGACCCTTCCGAAAGCAAATTACCGACTCAAACTTGGTGGTGGCAAGGGCGAGGATAAAACCTTAAAAATAGGTAGTACAACTTATACCGGGTATGGCGGCAAAGGTGGAATAATCAATTTCCGCTTAAACCTAGAGGCTGAATCGGTTGTAC